AACCATCCTCAAAGCCTTTGTTGCCTTCAGGTCGTCTCAGATGAGACACAAGCAACATGCCTATGCCTGTCTCTTCAACTAGAGTGCGGAGTCGTGTCATGCAGACATCTATCGCTTTCCGTTCATCCGCAATATCAAGACCACTAATAAGAATAGATATATGGTCAAGAATAACCCAAGAACATTCGAGTCCTTTGGCCAAGTAACGTATTTTAGCAATGATATTGTCGACAGCCACGCTGCCAAAACTATCGTAAAGATAAGTGCTACCACTGCCGAATAGCTCATTAAACGCATTGCGGAGCTCATCTTTTTCCACATTGTTCGCGTCGATGTGGAGTAGCTTGTTAAGCTCGATACCAATAAGACCGAGCGCAGTCCTTTTGACTGACTCTTCGAGGGCGATGTATCCAACGCGTTCTCCTTGTTTGATGAGATGATGAGCGCATTCACGGACAAAAGCAGATTTGCCGATACCCGACCCTGCTGTGACCGTGATTAACTCGCCTTTGCGCATGCCTCTTGTTTTTTCGTTAAGGCCAGCAAAGGGATAGTCAATGGCAGATGCTGCCTCCTGCCTGCTCACCACATCCCATAAGTCTTTGGCAGCAATAATACCGTCAGGTCTATATTGGGGAGCGTTCCAAACTGCTTGGACAAGCTCTTTAATACGACCTGCAAGTAACATTTCATTTGCATCTTTTAGTGGCAATTGAGCCACAAATGCTTTGCCTGGCTCTAGTATCTCGGCACAAGCAGAAGCTGCTTCTTGGCCTGGCTTGTCAGCGTCAAAGCAAAAGACAACTTCAGTAAAATTCTGAAGCCACTCTAGCTCTCTTCTAACAGCCTTAGGCGCACTTTGAGCACCTTGGGGGACAGATACCACAGGCCACTTGTTACCAAGCGCCTGGGATAAAGATAGGGCATCTATTTCACCCTCAACAATGAACAGTCTTTTGCCTTTGCTTTGCAGCCATTGGCCAAAGAATGGAAGATTAGAGCCATCACCGATGACCCTAAACTCCTTGTCTTTTGTTCTTGTTTTGAGGGCAACTAATTTGCCGTTGCGATAGTATGGTGCGATTTGTCTCGAACTATCCACTCGGTACCCGAAGTGTCTTGCTGTATCAGCTGAGATACCTCGGGCTTTGAGTGCTTGTGTTTGTGCTTGCGAGTATACAATGTCTGCTTCCGATGTACTTTTGGCCGGTACTTCGGTGAACGGACTTGCTTCGCTAGATGGTTCCTGACTTTCATCGACTTCTCCATATGTTTCGCATGAGAAACAGTATGTGTGTCCGTCTGTGTAAAGTGAGTTGGCGTCGCTGCTTCCGCAGTTATTGCACGGAAGGTGCGCTAAAAATGTCGCTGAGGAATCCTGTGTTTCCGTCATGTGTTGGCTCCGTCCATCCTTCAGGTTTGATTAAGTCCCAGCCACCACTTTGTTCGCGACCAGGTTTGACACCGCGCTCTTTTGCCATATTGGCTAAGTGCACTTCGTCCCACGCTTCTTGGATGTCGACACCTAGCAAAGCTAGAGTGCCAAGAGCAAAAACCGTTATATCAATTAGAGAATCGACAATACCTTCTTCGTCATTTGCAGCCACTGCTGCTCCAAACTCTGAAAGCTCTTCTTCCATTTGTTCACCACGGAAATAAAGTTTACCGAGTGTTAGTGGTTCATGATTAAACCCGTATTTGGCCTGCAAGGCGTAAACGTCAGCTACGATGCTAGACATGCTCTCTCCTTTTGGGTTTAGCGAAAGCCTCGACAAATAGATCTATGTCGTGCTTTTCGTAATCAAACAGTATGTAAGTGCCGTGTTTGCCTTCACTTGCTAGCTTGTCAAAAGTGGTCAACACAGGTGCTATGTTTTTGAACATTTCAGGGCGTTCTGATTTCATGCGGTTGTGTGTGCCAATAGCTGAGTCAGTGCGGCATAGTATTAAAGTTGGATTGTAGGCTTTAATGGCTTCTTGGCATAAAGCAGCAGTGTCGTAACTCGGACCGTCTCGGTAAGTTGTGCCGTATGCTGCTTCACTCAACGCCCATCTATCGATGACGCAAGGAACATTTGCCATTTCTTCTAGCTTGCCTGCGCTATGCAAAAGCAAGCGATGGTAGGCTTTTATGTTCCAGCTGTCGTGATAGCTGCAGTGTATGTATTGAGCGTTTTGAAACTCACAGATCTTTTTTGCTAATGTTGTTTTTCCTGTGCAATCTGCACCTTCAATTATTATCATTTCCAACCTCTAAATTGGTCGGCAGCACGCTTCAAATTTGTGATGAAGTCACCTGGATTCAAACACGAACAAGCAGTGTAGTATTTAGTTTCTGCGTCGTTGGTGTCTTGAGTTTCCAACCACTTTTCAGCATCTTCAAAATGATGCTCGTATAAGTGAAAAGATCCAGCGCGCACATAAAGATTACCTAATGACACGCCAATGCTTTTGACCATCCACAGATACACTTGCATGTATTTGCCGATGGCTGAAAAGGTGAACATGTCATAGGGCATACCCCAGACAACGTCTTGGCTGCGCATATTTACGACAACATGAAGTTTGCCTGCGCGCAGTAAAAACTGGATGCCGGTTGTGCATGGTATATCTTTGGAAGGACCTGGTCGCTCTCGCCAAATATTGATGTAACAGCGGCGGCTGTCTGGATCATTGGCTAATTCTTCGGCTGCCCAACTAATTTGGTCCATAACTTTGGGACCATAAGCGCCATTTAAAGTCATTCCGTCATCACTGAAGCGCTGGTAGTTTTTCATGAACGGCATAATAAATTCTAAGTCATTACGCCCTAATAAAATCCATGCTGCTTCGACAAACATAAATGGGTAATTCAAGTTCCTGCCTTTGTGTGTAACAACAGGCTGGTTCATATCGATTGAGTAGTTGTAGTTAATAAGTTCTTTGATTTTCTGTTCACGCGGGTTGCTAATAAAATCATAACTGTGTGCAGTTTTATTTAGTGCAGTAATCCACGCTTCATTTGGTGATGTCATAGACACTCCTACAAAAGAAAGGAGCGCCCGAAGGCGCCCCTAAATTACTTAAACAGCTTGCTTATAATGCGGCTTGCCTAGGTAATATTCTGTGTACGGTGTTCCACGAGTATCTTGTTTGCTGCGCTTCTTGACATTGAAGCCTTTGCTAACCAAACGGCTAATGGCAGCTGTAAGGTTTTGAAGATCAAACTCGTGCATTGCAATAAGCCTTGTAACTTTACGGCCTTGCTTCAGGTGTTTGATTAGTTGTTCTTGCTTTGTCATAAATCCACTCTCCTGGAATAAGTTTGTCGGCGTGTTTAAACCCATGTTTGTCGCACCAATCGGCATAGCTAGTTTTGCTGCCTTTGTTGATTTTTGATGCACTTCGGGTAAACACAAACCGAATGTCTAAGTCTGGATTTTGTTGTTTCACTAGACGCATCTTGCGGCGGTCTTCACTTGTGAACCTGCCTTTGCATTCAATTATGACGTCATTAGGTAAAACAAAATCTGGGATATACTTGGCGTCTATTTGATATGGAATTTTGCGTTTTTCATATTCAAAGTCGACACCAAGTTCTTTGAGCTGTTCAGCTACCGTAGCTTCAAGTCCGCTGCGGTAGCCGTTTTCAAATTTAATGTGTCTAAAAGTCGAAGGACGCATCGTTGCCTTTAGTCTCTTCTGATGCTGCATGGACATAACCGTCTTCAACTGGTTCAAAGGCTGTCCCACCAAATTCAACGAGGTCGATAATTTGCACGGCGTTGAGATACATCGTAACACCTGTATTTCCTCCTGCGTTGTATGTAGACATGACGCCTGAGACTTTGATGCCTGAACCATTGCCGACGTTGAGGTCTTCTTTAATTACTGAACCTGCAGCATCATAAAGAACTGGTTTCTTAGCTGATTTAGCTCTGATGCGGACACCTCCGCTTTCTTCATCGATTTCAAATGGCCACTTGGCTTTTGGTAACGCTTTGTCACCGTATTCTTCTACAAAAATTTCTTTGGCTTTAGCCATGATGGCTTGAGCTTGATCTTTGGGAACCATAAGATCAGTTTTGTAGACACCTTCGGCGTTGTAGCGGGTGTCTGGGTTAGATAACCAAGGCCACACTGCACTACCTTTAGGCGTCACAAATTTAGCTTTGCTCATAAAGCGCTCCTTTAATAAATGTTTGATTTTCTAAAATTGAGGCTGCTTCTTTAAACAGCCAATTGATGTTCACTCCGAGCTCATCAAGCTCTGCAAGAACATCTACAGGGACGGGAATATCGTCCTGTATGAGGCTTACTGCGCGTGCAATAAGATCCTCACGCCGTTGCTCGTACGACATGCTAACTCCTCTTGATATATGTGATGGTTAAGCGAAGGCGTAGTCGCTAGCTAAGACTTCTCTAAGATTTAAATTTCCGCGCTCTGGTATATCGACCATTGCCATTCGACTGCCGTCGTTTAATTGGCTAAAAGCAGAATTATATAACCTTTGAATAACGTCAAAGTGCTCGTACATCGCAACAAATTGTTCTCTTATTAAATATGAGAACTCTTGAGTGTCAGCTGCTTGTGTTCCAAAGCTGTCATGGATCAACATGAAGTCTTCCATGCCTGCATCTAATCCAGCTAAAACGCTGAACATCAAGTGACTGGCATCAAGTGAGTGGATAAAGTTTGGTGCTGCAGCATTGCGCTGCTTCATCTTATCCAAAGTGCCTTTTGGTGTTGTGCGTAAATTCAACATTATGCAGTTGTACACATCACCGTCAGGTGTGACCTTGCTGTTTTGTGATGCTTCAGAAGGTCTTATTGTTTTGTCGTAAAGGAATATTCGGACGCGGTTAATATTGTAGTCCTCATAAGCATGCACGACTGGTAAGCCGATTGGCGACGTCCAAATTAAAGGCTTAGCTTCGTGTGCACATAGTTGTGCGCACTTTTGAATAAACCGCATTCCTTCTGCTGCTTTTTTAACAACATCATTAACGGCATCCCAAACTTTGCCTGCCATAAAACTGGCACATTTAGATCCATTGTCTTCGCCAAATGGGTGTGTTTCTCTTATGCCCTCTAGAACATCGTCTTCTAGCGGTTTCATAAGATCTTCCATGAGCTGTTGCCTAAACCCAAACTTTTCGCTTGAGTAGGCAAAAGTCATGACGTTGCGTTTAACAACTTTGCGCGACACACCATATGTACGCCAAGCTGCTGCTTCATCTGAAGTGTCAGAAGCAATAGCATCGTTAACTCTATCTGCAACAATCTGGTAAACATCAGCAGGCTTGTCTGCGTATGTTAAGTTAACTGTTGCACCACCTTTTTCGTCTCTGAGTGCTGCGCTGTAGTGTTGAACACCGCTATTAGCACCATCAACTGAAGGTGGTATGTGAGAGATATGATCGTCACCATTTTCGACATAGCCAGCAAAATCAATGCAAGCGGCTAAGAATAAAAATGGTTTGTCGGCTTCTTGCCATAGGCTTCTTGTTAGCCCTGGCTTTTTACCGATTAAGTACAAAGCACGCTGGTTTTTATTAACCCATGCAATGCGGTCATTGAGGGATTTTTTACTCACTTTGTCAAAGTCACCAGTGTTGGCAACATTGATGCAAAGCCAATAAGCACCAGTAGGTCCTAGTTTCTTGCCACGCGCAAATTGAAACAACGCACGTATGTGGTCAGCTCTTTGGTGGTTAAATGTTGGTATAGGGTAAAGACGACCACGGAAATCTAAGTTATGAGGCAAGTAGAACTTGTCGTGTTTAGCAAGCTCTTTAGCAGT